AGAGTATTGGAAATTGGCTGTGGTATTGGCACTGATGCAGAACAATTTGTTCGCCACGGAGCAGATTACACTGGCATAGATGTCAGCACAAACAGCATAAATCTCTGCAAAAAAAGATTCGAAATACAACAACTGACAGGAAACTTTCTTTGTTGTGATTCAACCAATCCAGATTTAGTCAAGGAGTTGGGAAAATTTGATTTGGTCTACAGCATGGGGGTAATACATCATTGCCCAACCCCAGACAAAATCATACACAATGTCAACTGCCTGCTACAAGATAATGGAGAGTTTAGATTTTTGGTCTATGCTGAAAATAGTTGGAAATCGGCCATGATTCAATCAGGACTGGATCAATTTGAAGCCCAGGCAGGGTGTCCATACGCAGAAACTTATACAGAACAAAAGGTCAAAGACTTGATATCCACTTATTTTGACATAATCGATATTAGACAAGATCATTGTTTCATGTATAATATAGCTGAATATCGCCAAGGAAATTATGTGTTAGAACCATGGTTTAGAGAAATGCCCGAAGCCATGCGTCTGGCTATCAAAAAACATTTGGGTTGGCATCTTTGCGTAAAGGCTATTAAAAAATCATGATCAATGTTGATGAAATACTTTCGATTCTGCAAGAAGAATGTGCAGAGGTCATACAGGCAGTCAGCAAAGTCAATCGCTTTGGTATGACAGGAATGAACCCCAAAGACAACAAAAACAATCAATATCATCTAGAAGAAGAAATTGGTGATTTGACCTGTATGATTGAACTTTTGATAGAAAATGGTATAGTCAACAAAGACAATATTGACAGTGCTGCTATCAATAAAAGAGTCAAACTGCGTAAATGGTCTACAATTTTTCTCAACAACAATATTCCAAATCAATAAAGGTCTACAATGTCAAAATTTCACTATACAGAAAAATTTTATTCTGTCCAAGGAGAAGGTCGCTATTCAGGAGTTCCCAGTGTATTTCTTCGCATGTTCGGTTGTAACTTTCGTTGCAAAAATTTTGCAAGATATAACCAAGACATTCTAGGCGAAACAGTCTCACATAATCCAGAAGTCGTTGAGATCATCCGCAATATCGATCAATACAAAGAATTCAAAGATTTACCACTGGTCGAAACTGGCTGTGACAGCTATAGCTCAGTGTACCCAGAATTTAAAAAATTTGTTTCAAAAGCATCGGTTGACGAGCTTGCCGAAGATATTGTCAACTTGCTGCCCAATCAGACCTGGCAAGACGAGCATTTGGTCATCACTGGCGGCGAACCCCTGTTGGGTTGGCAAAAACTTTATCCAAGTTTACTGAATCACAGCCTGATGCGTGGTTTAACCGAGATCACTTTCGAAACCAACGGCACACAAGCATTGACAGTTGATTTTAAATCTGCTTTGCAAGATTGGGTGAGTTGGCATTATCGCTGTGCCAAAGAAATTACATTTTCAGTGTCTCCCAAACTCAGCGTCAGTGGCGAAAATATTGCAGATTCCATCAAACCCAAAATCATAGTAGACTATGAAACTGTGGGGCACACTTATCTGAAGTTTGTGGTCAGTGGCATGAAAGACATTGAAGAAATTGAATATGTGGTGCATCTATACCGAGATCAAGGTTTTCAAGGTCATGTCTACTTAATGCCAGTTGGCGGTGTAAATAGTGTGTACAATCAACATGCAAGAGAAGTGGCAGAACTTGCCATGAAATTGGGTTTTCGATACAGTGCAAGACTGCAGGTTGATTTGTGGAAAAATGCATGGGGTACATAATGGAAGAATTTAAAATCACAAGAAATCAGTTTTTGAAACTGCAAGAAATTTTCACAGATTATCCGCGAGTTGAAAGTGTAATTTGGCAACAAGAATCAACTTCGGGCATTGGTTATAAAATAACTCTGATCTATGACCCAAGGTCAGTGGTAAAAGTTGATATAACAGATTATGAAAGTTGGTAAAATGTTTAAATGGTTGACTAACAGGAAAAAAACACAGTCTGTAGAGCAAAAAACAGAAAAACAGATTGCCACAGAAAAGGGGCTACCCTATATAAAAATTATCAGTTTTGAAATTGATTCAAAAAATTTACACACTGGTAGTTTTGAATTAGACTGGAATGATAAATTCATAGCCGATCTAATTCGTGCCGGTTATCAAATCAAGCGAGAAGACAGTGAAGCGGACATTGTGGATCGTTGGTTTCAAAATGTCTGTAGGCATGTGGTAATGGAAACTTGGGAGCAAGAACAAGCCATTGCCAATAATTGGACCAAAGTTAGAGATCTAGGCGATGGCAGATCGGAAATAAGTTGAAAGAATCTTTCTCAATTACCGGAAATCAAAATTAAATTACCAATCATCTCAAGCAATTAAGACAACAATAGGGACCACAAGGAATTGATTGAAACTTTGTGGGAAACTATAACAAAATTTCAGTACATACAGGTAATGGTAAACTGAAAGTTTGGATGTTGCTGAGAGGATTCAGTAAAAATTAAATTTGACAAAATTTATTTGATAATGTACAATTAGCACTCCCAACCATGAATTTCTAATATGAAATATCTTTTGATTGATACAGCAAATACTTTTTTCCGTGCAAGACATACTGCATTTCGAGCCACAGATGAAAATGAAAAGATCGGATATGCATTACATGTAACTCTCAGCAGCATCAACAAAGTTTTTCGTAAATTTTCCACCGATCATGTGGTATTTGCCCTAGAAGGGCGTAGTTGGCGCAAAGACTTTTATAAGCCATATAAAGCCAATCGTGCAGTAGATCGTCTTAGTCAATCTTTGGAACAACAAAAAGAAGATCAACTGTTTTGGGAAACCTACGATCATTTTGTTGCCTATCTTCGTGATCAAACCAACTGCTCGGTGATTCGTGACCCCAATGCCGAAGCAGATGATGTAATTGCTAGATGGATTGCCCTACATCCCAATGACGAACATATTATTATCAGCAGTGACACAGACTTTGTACAGTTGTTGAGCCACAATGTCAAACAGTATAATGGTATCACTGATGAATTAATCACTGTGGATGGTATTTTCGATTCTCGAGGTCGCCAATGCACTGATCGTAAAACCAAACAGACCAAAACTATTCCTGATCCTGAATGGTTGTTGTTTGAAAAATGTATGCGAGGCGACCCCACTGACAATGTCTTTTCGGCTTTTCCCAAAGTAAGACTGAAAAGTACCAAAAACAAAATCGGTTTACTTGATGCATTTCAAGATCGTCATCAAAAAGGTTTCGCATGGAACAATCTTATGCTACAACGATGGGTGGATCATGACGGAGCAGAACACAGAGTGTTAGATGACTATCAAAGAAATCGCACTTTGATTGATTTGACATTGCAACCAGATTCTGTGAAAAATTCTGTAGATCAACATGTGAGACAACAGATTAGAATCAATGACATCGGTCAAGTGGGGCTCAAGTTTATACGATTTTGCGGTCGATACGAACTGGTCAAATTGAGTGAGTCGGCTGATCAGTACAGTCAATGGCTCAACACAAAATATCAAGGTATACTACATGATTATAGCAAAACCAATCATCAAAAATGAATTTTGGATATTACAAAAAAATCAAGAAAAAATCGGCAATATTGAATCAAAGAACAATATTTTCACAATCACTATAGGCAACAGAAAATTTGTTGCAAATAATTTACAATCACTGAAAAAAAACAATATTGTCTTTGAAAAGGTCACGGTCAACAGACCTTGTGCTATTACACAGGTATATGGCTATCCAACAGACTGTTTGGCCTACAATCCAATCTGGGATGTAAAAAAACGCATACCTTTGTTTACAAAAAGGAAAAAAAGCCGTTGTTGGTTTGCAGCAGGGTGGTATAAAATTTATCAAAAAGACCAATGGCAAATTGTTCAAAATCCCAAATTGATTTCTATCAAGCGTAATAGATATCTGGGACCATACCATGACAAACAATCTGCCAGTCTGGCAGAAGCACAATCAATAGAGGACACACTATGACCAATGTTTTTAGGGATCAAGAAAAGTTCATGCGAGCCTGTGACCAAACAGTTGGTGAGCTAAATGAAACACAATACAAACTTTACCTTGACCTCATGAGCGAAGAATGGAAAGAATTACAAGTAGCATTAGCCAACGCAAACCGTGTAGAACAGTTAGACGCACTACTGGACTTTATTGTTGTGACTACAGGTGCTATCCATAGTGGCGGCTTTGACGGCGAAGGCGGTTGGAAGGAAGTTATGCGTACCAACTTTGCCAAAATTAACAAAGAAACAGGCAAAGTACGCAAACGAGAAGATGGCAAAGTTTTGAAACCTGTGGGCTGGACGCCGCCTGATTTGAAACCGTTTGTCAAATGAGTTTGCACATTGATAGATTCGTTGATTTGGTTAGATCACATGACGCCAAAGGAAAACGCGATGTTGTTTTGTCTATTCAGGATGCCAGAAACCTGTTGGGCGATATCACCAAACTTCTAAATCAATTGAATAGGCAGAATTTGCCCAAGACAGAAAATCAAACTCAAGTAGAAATAAGTGGCGGCCGCTTTAGATAAATATATGCATATATTTAGGAGAATGCAGTGAGTAGGCCCAAACCAAAAATAATTGCTGAAATAACCAATCGCAGCACTTATCGCAGTGATCAAGTCTTG